AAGCTTGTTCTTTAATCATATCTGAAGCTAGTTTTGCTTGTAGACGTTGCTCTTCTATTCTTTCCTGCTGGGTCATTTTGCTTATTTCAAGCGCAGTTTTTTGTTGATTCTTCTGCAAATCTAGCTGTATTTTCGCCATTTCTGCCTGAGCTTTTGCCGCAGCTTCCTGTTCCTTGATCTGAAGCTCTTTCTGTTGCATCTGAATGACAGGATCTTGCATTTGTTTCGCATTTTGCTCTGCCTGAGCCATTTGTTGGGCTTTTCCAGTCAACTGGGCCGCGGCAGGAGCCACAAGTTTGGATATTCTAAGCTCAATGTCCTCTGGAAGTGGCTCATTAGGCGGTGGTAGTGGCACACCAAGCTCTTTTTCGATTTGTTGGCGGTATGCGAAGGCTAAATGCTCTGCAATGTGCGCTTGAGTAGCCGCCATCACCTCTTTTGCCTTCGGATTCTTCGACATTACCTCCATAATCCGTGGATCTTGCATACCAGAGGTGTGTGTAAGGATATGAGCCTCGTGATCTTGGTACAAAAAGGCTTTTACAGGCTCTCCTGTCACCAATTTCATGTTTTCTGTCACTGGATCGGTTGGCAATATCTCATTTTCAAGCGGAACAATCTTTTCTGCGTCCCTGATTCCAAGAATTTCCAGCATTTGACGGTGTAAAAGCGGTAAATCGTACATCTGGGGTGCTTGAGAGGCCAGTTGTAGTGCCGCTTGGTACTGCATAATGCGTTGAGCCATCGTTCCAGAGTTAGGATCGCTTACTGGGATGATATCTACACGCTCATCAAAGTCTTCTGAAGCCAGAGGATCGTCTACCAAGTCGTATGGATAGGTTTCTGGCCCGTGATTTCTGACAATTTCAGCCAGAATTTTAAGTTCTGCGCCTACAGAATGGTGAACTCGCGCCTGTACCGCGCTCAACACCTTCATTTCACGCTCTAAAACAGCTAAAGTGGTTCCTACTGGGGCTTCGCCATTGATGTCTGCCGCCTTTACGTCTGCCGCTGATGCAAATCTACGCCCTTCATTGACAATATCGCCCAGAAGCTGATACAGGACGTTAGAAGGCTCTTTATAAGGGAGGAAAGAGATGTTATCCCGTATCGCACCACTAGGAACATCCACATCCCGAAACTCACCGGGCATAATCGGAGTCTCATCACCCTTTATTCTAAGCCCCCTAGCCTTCAAACCACCGGGAAGATTAGCCAGAGTTCCTGCATCTACCAACTGCCGTAGCAATGAAGTGGCTGATTTAGACAGCCCACCAATCATATGAACCAGACCAAAGCCGTAAAAGCCAAACCCCGGCAGGTATTGGTAGTGTACGAAGTGCTGACGAGGCATCTTTTTGGGATCGTCCTCGTACCAGTTGCGCCTGATGGACAGTATCTTTCTTGACGACTTCTCTATAGTCACTACATAGGGAAGCCCGATACCTGTCGGTTCGCCCATGTCCATGTCTTCAAACCCTACCAGATCAATATGCACATGCATTTCAAGCAGGGTATGTCGGTGGTCGTACTCGTAATTGTCCGAATCACCTGTTAATCGGTTGTATTTTTCCTCGATCTCGCTAATGTCAGGCTCTGGCTGGGACAAGTCCACATCAGAATAGAATCCTGCAACCTGTAATTTCCTGATTTCGTTAGCTGTCTTCTTCATAACGTGCGTGGCACGTTCACATGTCTCTAGGTCTGCGGCTCCATAGCTGACTACAAAGTCCTCTGCCGGAACAAACATGGCACAGGGTCTGGACATGTTGGGATCGTAATAGACTTTTCTGAACGCAGAACCTGCTATCGGCAGGGAGAACAACAGTTTTTCTGTTTCTGTCCTGTATTCTGTCATTCTTTCGGTAATCAGGTAATTCAGATAATCTTGAACCCTGTTTGCCTGAGACACCTTTTCGTTGGTCAGTGTGCCGACAATCTGTGTTTTTACTGGCCCTGACGCTGGATAAATCTCTTGTATTGTCTGGGCTTGAAAGCGAACAACTGCCTCTGAGAGCATGGGATGAAATACCCCACATGCCCCGTCCCAAGGTGTTGTTCTGTCCTCAAACTTTAATCCTAACAGGTCAAGACCTTGTATATAGGACTGTTCCCAGTCTGATCGGCTTTCCTTGTCTGCCTGATAAGAAGACACAAGATCGGATGCAAGCGAGTGAAGCTCCTTGTCATCCATAAAGTTTGCAAGGTTGGAGTCATGGTTCATGCCTCCCGTCATTGGGTTGTCTGGGTCAAAGTCTATCAAGACCCCGCCATCTTCTGTCTCAATAGAAACAGCCTCTGGATTGACTATTTCAATATCCAGCGTTTCCCCTTCTGACATCATCTCAGGCATAAAAGGAGTCTGAGCTTTATCTATAGCCATTATTTTTTCCTTTTGCCCGAAGACTTCTTTTCTTTCTCAAAAGCCGCGTCCAGAGAAATGCTACGCTTGCGTTGTTTTTTTGGAGATACATACACAACAGCATTTTCACGCAAAATTATTTCTTTTGCTTTTTTAAGAACTGCCGCGCCACGCTCCATCAAGGCTTTGATTCTTTTGTTCCTATCCGTTTTTTCGGAAATTTTGGGGTCTTGCCGCACCTGATCCTCTCGCTACCGAGCCACCCATAGCCATGCCCTTGGACTTTTTCTTCATGTCCTTGCTCATTGTATTTACTGCACCGCCAGCACTCATTCCCTTGGGAGCCATCATTATTTTGCCCCCTTTGCCCATTTTACCCTTGCCATCCATAGCAAAGGTTGGAACCATCTGACCAGTCTTCGGGTCTTTTGCCATAGGCATCTTTGCCTTGCCACCATTAGCGTATCCTTTTGGCTTCATGGTTTTGCCGCCCTTGGAATAGCCTTTAGATTTCTTTTTCATCTTTAACCCCAGAATATAAGTTATCAAACACCTTGTTTACATCCAGCGTGTAATCCAGATCAGACTTGCTGTAATGGACATGCTGGGATGGTCTAAAGTCAGGTGCGCCATCCCCAACCTCAAACCAAGCTGGGTGCGTAACTCTGACTCTATTATTCGGTAACGCTATAATGTTCCCTGTCCATTCCCCTGCATCCAGCAGTTCCAGAACATGGGATTGCTTGTGTTGTGCAGGATCATCACCAATCTCGGAATCGGTGTAATCCACGGTAAAATAATACTTGGCAGGATAAAACTCGCCATCAATCTTTGCCAACCAAGGACAAGGTGTACATCTGTCGAGAACATATACTGCATGTGTCCTCGATGAACAGTCCCAAGGTTGTGCCGCCCATACAGGCATTGGCTCAGGCCACTCCTCGAAAGGGGTGTCGCCTACCAGTGCTGTAATTGGCATTCTTGCCCACATTGCCCCACCATGAACATTGGGTTCATCGTTGTCGTAGGTCTCTGCTCCAGTAAAGATTACTTGGAAGCTCAGACACCGACAGGGTATGGTGGTAACGGCTATTGCCATCGCATGGAGAAACTCCCCATGATATTTTTGATGACCGTGTGTATATTCCCTACGCACCCAGCACTTGAAGTACGGGATGTTACTTTGCAAAAAAGGCATAAGCCTCCTTAGTTGATAAGTTGCGTTACTATTGGTGACCCAATAAGAATAACGTATATTCCTATAATCATGGCTTCAATGCGGGTAAATCTCTTTTCCCCTGCCTCAAGCCTTTCTTGAATATGTTCATACCGCAAGGCACATTCTCGTTCATGTGCGCTTAATTCTGCCGCGACATCCTTTGCATCTATAACAGACATTAGTAATAACTCACTGTTTTCCTGTATATAGGCTCGTCTTCCTCGTCTGTGTTGAGGCTTAAAAAGCCGCCTTGTCTGAATCTCAACAGGGCTTGCGTGGATGAATCGACCAGATCGTCATGCTCTCCTGCGGGAAATGCCGCAAATTCCTCGATTACTTCTTCTGCAAACCTCGTTTCTGGACACCAGACAACGCCAGATGCAAACAGGTCTGCAATGGCATTCACTCTGGCAATCTTGTCGTTGCCACGGGACGGGGTGTATTCCGATACAGGTATACCCATCGCCCTGAGTTCAAATATCAAAGGCATTCCTGCCGCCTTGCCTTCCACGATAAACGCATCAGGCTGTGCCTCCTGCCACATCTCATAAGCTGTCTTTTTAAGTTCTGGGAACTCAAGACGCTCTTTGTATGCATCAAGGAGGATAATATTAGGAACGGTAGCACCCTCGTCATTCGGAGTGTAAAACACACCCCATGTTGTGCAAGCAGAGTAGTCTGCCCGTTGGGTTTTGAGAAATGCCGTGTCCCATGATTGAATAACGAACTCGCAGGGCGGGGGAGAATCATACTCCCATCGCTTCCACCATTCGCGTTTTACAAGTGCGCCTTCTTCAGCGGTTGGATTTTGTTGGTACTGTGCGTTCCATTTAGGAGCGGGTAGTTCACTTTGCAAGGAGGTTAACTCCTCGATACTCCAGAACTCAGGCCACAGGGCTTTGCCTGATGGCATGATTGCCGGAAATTCTATCACCTCCCACTCATCGGTTCCTTGCCTTTGAGCAGAGGCTTTTATAATCTTTCCCGTCAGGTCTCTCATATGCCATCGTGTCATCACGATAACAATAGCACCCTTGGGTTGTAATCGCTGGCGAGGGCCAGATGTATACCAGTCGTAGGTTTTATCAAATACCGAAGGGTCTGCGCTTTGTCCTTCCTGCTCACTATGGGGATCATCAATTATAAGTAGATCCGCGCCTTTACCCGTCACTGCACCACCAACCCCGATAGCAAAGTATTCGCCACCCGAATCGGTACTCCATCGTCCCGCAGCTTTGGAGTCAGCCCTCAATGCCAGCTTCGGGAAAACCTTTTTAAAATCTTCACTATCCACTAGGTTACGAACCTTTCGCCCGAACCCTACAGATAATTCGGCAGTATGTGCCGTCTGTATAATCTTTTTATCTGGGAACTGTCCCAGAAACCATGCAGGTAACAAATAAGAAGCAAACTCTGACTTGGTATGTCTTGGCGGCATATTCACTATCAACCGCTTCAGTTCGCCCCTAGCAATCTTTTCAAACGCATCAGCCATGATCTTATGATGCCTACCCTCTATAAAAGCGGGCCACATCTCTTTCACAAAACCCATGTAGGTGTTTTGAGCAGATTCACGTTTCTTCGCGGAATCAAGATTATCAAGTAGTCTCTTGATTTCCTTTTGCTCTTCTAAGGGAAGGTTTGGAACCTGACTTAAAAGGTTTTGATCTATATTCATAAATGTTCCACGTGGAACACCCTAGGTAATTACCTGATCAGGAAATTACCTGATCATTTAATTAAATAACTAGCCCCCCTCAAAGGGGGCTTAGACAATTCCTAGAGAAAGTTCCTGATCAGGTAATTACCTAGGTAAGAACTTACCGCAGGAGTTTAGCATTTAAGGGGTACTTGACAGAAAAAGCAAGCTTTTTTTTAGAAATTTTTTTTGGGGTAGGGACTCCTGTGCGTTTATCTTAAAATTTTAGGGGTGGCAATTCAAGATTGACATGTTGACATTAGGAAAAAATTGGTATTTTTATGAGCGGATCACTATGTATACACATGCTAGGCACGCACACGCTCAGGGGGGGGTACGGCATAGTATCATCGCCTAGAAAAATACAGGAAAAATAAAAATAAAAGTTCTGGTTAAAAATTGATCAGGTTAAAAATTGTACTGGTCAAAATTTGATCAGGCTTGCGGCTCGTGTACTTCCCGTGTCTCATCCGATTGCTCCTGACCTGTCAGTGTTTAGTCTCTGTGGTCATGTCATCCTGTTGGTCAGTCAGTGTGTCATCATTGGCATTGGCAATCCTCTGCAACCTGTCTATCAACTCAGCGGCTATATCTTCACTGCTCGACTGATCTGTCTCGACCTGTATCTTATCAGTGAACAGCCCTGCGGCCTTGCCCAGTAGCTCCGCTGACCTCAGTTGAGATCCTGATGCGTGGTCAGCTTCCATTGCTAATCGGAGGAACTCCAATACCTTTGCTCGATCTTTTATAGTCGAACTGGCAGAGGCTACATGCCGCTCCCTCACCGCTATTATCTGGTTAACCCTTGCGGTAATCCTAGGGTCATTAGCAAGCCTACATGCCTCAGTGTGGATAGACGCATCTGCCATTCCCTCAGTGTTGTACGCTTCTCTATAACTCTGGGCTTGGCTCATGCCGCTTGCGAGACAACGGCTGAAGTGGAGCATCTTGGGCGTGGGCGGTTTATCCTTCTTTTTTACTGTTGACTCGTCAGTCATTACTTCCCCCATATGCGTGATTAGGCTACATATCCAAAGATAGCGCGGTCTCAAATAAATTCAACCTTACTCTTGACATTTCATGAATAGCTCTCTGAGCAACGATCTCTAAACCCTTGTCAATGTATTACCTACATGCTTACTTTCGCGTGGTGAGCGTTCTAGGATCTGTATTATTACCATAAATAAACATGAGAGTAAGTCATTGATAATTAAAAAGAATAATAGCCTGTCAAGTGTTTAATCAAATAGATGAAAAATAGGTGTATATAAAGGAGGAGCTTTTTTGAGTGAACTGATCAACCACTGGGATCAAATCCAATACCAATGTAGTAGGAATAAAAGAATGTAAATTAAATGAAATAAATATAAAAAAGGTATTGTCAGCATGTTGAGAGTAAGCTTATAATACGCACTCGTTGCCAGCGTGTGAGTTGGCCGCTTACGAGGAAGGCGAAACTTCCTGCCAAGCCCAGCAAGTAATAAGAAGTTAAGAGGGGTGGTCTGGAGAGAGACCTTAAATGTGACCGACCTTAGAGGACTTAGGGTGAATCATCAGGCTCATGTCGTGAGACACGATGCCTTCGGAGAAGCCGCTCTGTGAAGCGGATCGATGACCAAGGGTGATATGTCTGGGACTGATGCTGTCCCACTGATGATGGCTCAGCAGAGCCGAAACAAACTAACTTAATCGGGAGAGCGGTTATGGTTGCATTATCTATTGGTGCGATATTCATCTGGAGTGCTTCTATGTACTTCGTGTTGAGCCACGAGAAAGCCTTGGCCGCTCAGAGACTACAACAAAAAATCTGGAGAGGTTATTGATATGGAAATATTAGTGAGGCTTGCCAACAATTATGGCAACCAAGTGGTTTATCCAGTGTGTGAGAAGGCGAAGATGTTTGCCCGAATCGCTGACACTAAGACATTAACGAGCGACACCATTGCTTGCGTCAAGCAACTTGGTTACGCCATAACCGTGGAGCAACAGACAATATGAGCAATCACAGCATAGCGGTTTGGATACTGAGTTCACTGTCTGGAATTCTAGTCTTGTTCGTGGGTGTCGCTACTGGGCTGAACGATCCTGCCCACGCCACGCATGAGATGGGACAGTTGTTCGGTTACATCGGGTTTGCGGTATTGATCGTGTCAAGCTTCTTCGCAATGTGGGCTATCTACATTTATGAGCCTGAGAAGATCAGGATTGATCAGGATGAGCTTAACTCTGAAGTTCAATTTCAAGTAACTCACGACAACGAAAATTTTCCGATGTTTGGCTTAGACATGTTTGATGACGCACAAGATGCCTTTGATTTTGCTGATGAGCTAGAGTCTGAGGGAAGAGAAAATGTAGTAGTCACTCTTTTTGTGGGCGGTGCGGCAATTCGACACTTTTACTAAAAACAACTCACCCGATGATGGCTGATGGGGATCAGCCGAAACACCCTGCTCAGGGTGTCGTGAGACCCAACATTAACCAAGAGGACATAGTATGCAAGAAGAAAACTTCGGGGTTGAGTTTGTCGAAAACTTCCGTAAGTCGATGGTCACCATGACCGTATCGATTGCGCGGAAGGGCATGACGCAGACCTTGCCCAAGGATGTACGAGATCAGGTCATTGCTTTCTGCGCGAAAGCCAAGAAGCCAATGGCTGATGTAACCATGATCGTTCCGTTGTTCGGGGACTATCAGCAAGCGTACAAGGATCGGGTCATCAAGCCTCGATCAGCAATCAACACTTACTGGGATAACATCTCAATTCAACTTGGTGAGCGTGGCAAGTCAGGAGTACCGCGAGGGATTCCTAGTGCCAATTACATCAATGTCAGGGCTGAGTTTGACCCGATGGTAGATGAGGCAAACAGGTCTCTCAGAGCTTTCATGCAGGATTATGACCGCTACTGTGAGGCAGGTAGACGAGCCGCAAACCACAACTTCAAGAAGGTCGGAGTCGATGGCGGTGTATCTCCCTACATGCAGTACCCTACTGCTGACGAGTTCATAGCTTCTATGTACATCGATATCAGCGACCCTGCTCCACTACCTGAGCTTGGGCTAGGTAACACGCTTCACATTCCCAAGGCAGTAGCAGTCGAGATTGCCAACCGTAACGCCAAAAAACTTGGTGAGACTATGAAGTCGGCACAGGCAAATGTACTGACTGATGTGATCGAGCAAATGGATCATGTGGTCAAGCAACTTTCTCAGGGCAAGCGACTCAGCCCCTCAGCCTTGATAAATAACTCCAAGTTGCTTGGAGAGAAGCTCAGGGACTTCACTGCTTGCATGGATGCTGACCCACGCATCACTGGGATGGCTGACGATATCATCGCAAATATCGGCAACATGACTCGTGAAGATTGGGGCGGTGAGGATAGGACGTTGCCTCAAGAGAAGGCGAGGCGAGTCTCTATCGAGACTGCAAAGACAGTCAGGGATGAATTGACCAAGATCAAAAACAGACCAGCAGGTACGCCCTCAGTGGCACAGCCTCAAGGTCAACCAGTGTTGGGTGGAATTCTGCCCGACTTAATTTAAATAATAACTTGGAGAGCCAAAACATGACATCACACATACCTACCACTACGATCCCTAACCTAGAAAAGCAGGTTAGGTTGAATCTTAAAAGAGCCAATGGCTGGCAACCCATGTACGTTCAAGGTGCGCCCGGCCTCGCTAAGACCTTCTTCTGGAAGAACAATGCTCCCGAAGTCATCGCTGATGAGCTTGGGTGCAAGCCAGAGGAGGTCGGGGTCATCCTGATCAATCCTGCGATTCAAGACGGTGTGGCAATAGGGGGCGTGACCGTTCCTTTCGCTACGACTGAGGAAGAGCGTGAGATTCTGGGTGACTACAAGCTGATGACTGGCTTCACCCTTTCGCCTGTTGTTGCGGCCGCAAAACGCATGTTGGCATTGCCTCAGTATACAGCGGTGATTCTGCTGTGGGACGAATTGCCACAAGCGAGGGACGCAGAACAGCGTATCACCATAAACTCTCAAGATCGTTCTGAGCATTCAATCAACGGTCAGGATCTGCCGAAAAATGTTTTCGTGGCGGCAACTGGAAACCGTAGCATTGACAAGTCAGGAGCAGGACGCATCTTCGCCATGCTTCGCAACCGTGTCATCTCTTCTGAGATGATCTTCCATCTGGTTAGCTTCCTCAAGCACTGGGACAAGATGGGTTGGAATCCAATTGTACGAGAGTGGCTTGAAGCCGCAGATATTCCGTGGGATCACGCTGTGCCTAGTGAGGATCGTCCGTTTTGTACACCACGTTCTGTTGAGCATGCAGGTGAGATTTTGGATACCTACATGGCTGAGGCTGAGTTTGGTTCTGCCACTGAGAACGATGGCGGTGACGTTATGTTTGTCCCTGCATGGGTACGCGACATGATTGCAGGTGTGATCGGGATCGAGGCGGCTACTTCCCTCGTGCGATTCATCAGCAAGATGGATTGCCCAAGCCCCAGTGAGATATTCTCTGATCCACAAGGGACTTCTATGCCTGACGGTATGGGGAGTCAGATGTTTGCGTGTAACCGCGCTTTAGCCAACGCAGAAAATGCTGATCAGGCTGAGGCGGCATTCGCCTACATCCTCCGCGCATTGCCTGAGCTTCGTATCACGCTTGGTGCAAAGGTGCTGAACTTGATGACGGAAAATCGCTGGACTAACACCAGTGATGAGACCAACGCTTTCATCGTCAAGTACAGCGACATGTTTCCAATTTTAAGGGGTTAAATATGAACGCATCTCAACCTGTAGCAAAGCCGCCCATCGCAGTAAGTGGCGGCAAAAAGCAGTTGTTCGCAGACATGGAGTCTTATTCCAACCACAAATTTTATGTGGCTGGCCTGACTGCATTGTCCGTCAAGGCTCCTGACCTCTGGGTCGTGGCTGGCGGTCTCAAGACTGTGTGGACTACGCAGATTGATAGAGCCGCAACCTGTGGCAACTTCATCTACCTCAATGGTGAGTGGATGAAGGCTGGCTGGGACGCTGGTGAATTGGTCGCATTGATGATTGCTTTTATCATCGGTCACGAGGTAGGTCACGTTGTCTTGGCTCACATGATTCGCTCGAAGAAGTATAGCTTGCGCGGATATGTGATGTACCACGGCAACCGCAAGATTCATCTCGACTTTCATCTGATGAATGCTTGTGCTGACAAGATCATCAACTCGTATCTGATCTCACGAGGTCTCGTGCCTTGCGCGAATGTGATCATCGATGAGACTGTGACTGAGCTTGATCTTCTTGAGGAGGTGTATCTCAGGGACTACTTGATCAAGTATCCCAACCCAGAGGACAAGCCTGAGCCTGAGAAAGATCAGGGAGATCCTGAGAAAGGTGACGGTGAGCCTAGCGGAGATCCTGCTCCAAGTGATCAGCCTCCCCAGACAGATGAGGATGGCGATGACACTACTCCTGACGAGTCAGGTGAAGGAGAAAGTTATCCACAGCCTACGGATCACGATGGTCAGGACGATCACTTCTTGCCTCAGTATGAAGGTACTCAAGAGGAGCAGGAGCAAGCTGAGGAGCAAGCACAACAGGAGATCGAGGACTTGATCGAGGAAGCTGAGGAGCAATCTCGAAATCAGGGGTTTGGCTCTGGGGGAAATAATGATGAGGCAGGTTCACTTGGTAAGGCATCCATGCGTCCCAGTGAGATCGATTGGCGTGAGCAGTTGTCTGAGAAGTTGAATGCCAAGTCTGGTCGGGGCGGTGATGACAATTGGGGTCGTATCAATATGAGGCGTTATGTGACCTCTGGTGTGATTGCTCCAACTCAGTTTGGTTCTTTAGAGCGTATCATCTGGTCTGAAGATATTAGCTGGTCTGTCAGTCAGTCATCTCGTGTTCGCTGTAGGCAGGAAGGTGCGGCTCTGATCGATCAGTTGAATCCGACTTCGGGTACGTTGTACTTGGGTGTCAATTCTCGTGTCGTTGAGGCGATTGAGATTAGCGATGCCTATGAGTTGATCGATGCAGGGGTAAAGAGCGGTGGAGGTACTTACATGTCTTCTCAGGTCGATTGGCTTGAAGAGAATGGCGAAGAGCCAGCCGATGTACATCTCTGCTTTACTGATGCTGAGATGTCTGTCGCTGATATGGAGCGGTGTGCTGAGGCAGGTATCGTGCTGTTGATCGATACTCGCGGTAGCTACTTCTGCAACAAGGCAGAGCTTGAGCAGTCTGGTGTTGAGTTCATCGTGTGTGATGACATTTAAGGGGCGGCAACGCCCCTCTTTTTTTAACTTAGGAGAATTAGTATGAATGATGATAATTGGCGGTGTGGTGAGTGGGAGTTTACCGATGCTCGTTTTGGAATTGTAGTAGATGAACACTCACCGACATGTGAACCAGAGTTAGTCCTGAGCATTACAGATTCAGATGGTGAGAGGGAAACAGTACATCTTAGCGTCTTGAATAATGTAATGGCGGCAGTTGAGCGTGAGGTGTTGAAGCACTTGAACTCTCCAGAGATTCTGAACGCTAGTGAGGAAGGTGACTGGGATGAAATTGCTGATAGCTTGAATAAAGTGGTTTCGCTTGTTATGAACCATGAGGCTAGTCACGCTTTGATGAAAACTATAAATGAGGGGAATTAGTATGAAGTCAATAATTAGAAGGGATGTGGTTGTTTCAAAAACACTCGATGATTTTGTCGATGACATAAGCAACTTGGCTTGGCTTGCTGAGGAGTTTGAACTCGACTTTGAGAAGTTTTTAAAGCAAGCGTTGGGCAGGTCTTGGCGAGGATCAAATGATATTGTTAAAAAAATTCACGAGGAAATGCACAAAGAAATTAATGCAAACGCAGATGCAGGTACTGGAAGAAGACACACTAACAGGGGTTGCATCTAATGGAATCATTTATCGATCTATTGGAGCGAGGCTTGGAGCGTAGAAGAAACATCAAGCGGCTTCGTGAGACTGCTGCACTCTGGAGGAAGGCGGCAAAGCAACTTGCAGAGCAACCACATCCAGACAGGCATGGGAATCCATTCTCACAACAGGGGTGCATGAGAAATTCTGCACGATTAGACACTGAGGCTCTGGAAGAAATAAGAGCTTAGAAATCGACATAGTATAAAGATGTATGTATACTTGTCACAAAGAGAGGGTAGTCAAATGCGTAAGGTAAATAATTTGGTAGCGAAACATGCGAGGAAGTCTAACCTTTCTCACGTTTTTCGTGATCGGAAGAAAGCCTCACGCAGAGGCTATCGTAAACATAAAAACAAACTGGAGAGCTAGTATGGATAGAGATATGACCGTGAGCGATAGAGAATATAATCGTGTTTATATCGGTGTTTCGGAGACTAATGGTCAGTCGGGTCTTAAAAGGACTAAGAGCTTTATCGTTGAAGCATCTGATGACGATGCAGATATTGGCGAAGGGACTCAACGTCAGGAATCCGATTTCTTAAATGGGCTGTTTGTCAGGATCGAGCAGGATTTGCTCAAGCATCTGAACTACCACGAGATGATGAACACACCTGTAAATCTGGACGAGCCGTTTGTCGATATGGATGTAAGAATTCGTGAGACAGTCCGAAAGTACGTTGAAGATGGGAATTATCGATGCTGGGGTCAAACTTGGTCTCATTACTCGGACGGTGAGGAAGAGGATTAGCATGGGCATTTTAGATGAGGAGATTTCAATCATCAAGGAAACCTTTGCCAACTTCGACAAGCTCGGCAAGTGGGGAACATACGGACATCTGTTTCGCCTGATGGATAAGAGGCAGATACGTTTGTCACATATCATAGCGATTGCTGAGGACTACGGAATCGATGAGGATGTGATCAGGGGCAGACGCAGGTACTGGATTCAACTTGGTCGGGCGGTTCAGAGTGAGCTTGAAAGATTGGATCGTGAAGAACAACTCGCCCTCGATTCGAGGCAGGTTAAAATCGAATCTTCTTGCTCCTGACCTGTCACCAGTAAAAATAATCTCGTATAGTTTTTTTGGAAACCCTCGTGGCTTCCAGAGCTATACGCAACCCAAGGGGGAATTATGACCACACTTAAAGATTTAGTTTGCAGTGAGATCCAGAAGCCTATGAAGGTGAATGGATTTTATGTCGATGAATCACATCACACTTTGTCGAGGGATGGGGCAAAAGTGTTGGGCAAGAAAATGAGCAGTACCTTTTATCAAAGCATCAAGACCGCATCCCATTTTGTTGTGAGCAATGACATGCTTGAGATGATTGCACCATCC